CATTTCAGGATTTCGTTGAGCCGCGCCTTGGCCTTCAGGTCCTCGTATTCCTCAGAGCCTGCGAACTCCGTCTCCAGCGCCTGCTTGGTGAACAAATGGCGGAAGGCGATCCATTCCATGTCGCTAGCGGCGCGCACCGGGTCGACCAGCAGGTCCTCCCAGTAGACGTATTCGTCGCCGACCATCTCCCACACCTTCACTTCTTCGGTGAGCGGCGCTTCAGCGCCCATCGGCGGCGGCTGGCCGGGCAGCGACAGGTTGCCGCCCATCACCGGATCGGGGACCGGCACCTCCTGCATCTCCGGCTTCCACCTGACCCGGCAGCAGCCCCTGCCGGGCAGCAGGGTGTCCTTGATCGCCATCTTGATGGCTTCGTCGGAGTGTTCGTCCTCGACGACGATCTCCAGCGCCTTTTCCATGACGCTGGCCGCCGTCTCGATGTCGGCCTGCGCCGGTCGACCGGGGGCGGGCGCGGCGGCCTCCGGCGCTGGCGGTTCCGGCATCATCGGAGGTGCTGGCGGCATCGGACCCGCAGCCATTTCGGGCGGGATGCCGCCAGCAGGCGGCGCACCGGGGGGAGCGCCGGGTGGTATTCCTATCGGGGCAGCGCCGGGAGGTGGTTGAGGAGGGATGGGTAGAGGACCCTCACCTCCCGGCGGCACGGCAGGCTCGGGAACAGGACCTGCCATCGGCGGTGGCGGCCCGGCGCTGGGGCCCATCGGTGCCCCGCCGGGGACAGGGAGCATGCCCGGCGGCATCACTGGCATCGGTGGGGGCGGCGGTTCCGCCACCTTGGTGAACCGGCTTCTGACAACCGGCGTTGGCGGCTTCGCGTAGACGTTGGGAAGCATCACCTCGGTGTTGGCATAGAGGACATTGAATGTGATCGGCCCTGCTGACAGCCTGCCGGTGCGGGCGTTGCGGGTTTCGTTGCGGTAAATCTGGATGATCTCGCGACCGCGCTCGCGCCACGGGCGTTCTGCCCTTTCGGCGTCCTCCATGCAGGCGATCCAGTATTTCTTGTCGACCGCCTCGACGGCATAGGGATCGGCGTCGTCGACCTCCTGCACGTCGGGCTTGCCTGCTTCGGCATTGCGCAGGGCGTTGACCGGCGGCTGGAGGAGATCGGGGTCCTGCGCCATCAGCGGTGCTGCCTGTTCCAGACGTCTGTCGGGTCGTAGGGAGGCTGATCGGGATTGGGGAGCACGTAGTTCTGCGTTGGCCCCCTGCTGGCGAGCGCGGTGTCAGTCATTCTCTGATTGGCTGACCGGAGCAGCTGCCCCAACTGCCCCGCCATCGGTGGCGGCACCGGAGCCGGATTGCTTTCGCCGAGCGTCGGGATGTTGCGCATCTGCTCGGCCATGAAGGCAGGCCAGTTGACGGGATAGGACTGGACGTTCTGGCTGGGTGCCTGTTGCGCCATCAGCAAAGCGAGGAGATCGCGCTGGCCCATCATCAGTCCCTCAACTCATTGAATTTAAAGGCATTACTGACCAAAAACGGGTTCTTGTCCTCGAATTTGATCACCCGCTGGATGTACGGGCGGCTGAGACAGGCGTAACGCAGCTCGTCGAGGGCATGGTCCTCGCCATCGGTATCCAAATCCTCCGGGTTGTTTTCATCGTGCTGCGCCATCGGCAGGGTGCGGATGAGATCGCGGCAATTCTCGAAAAAGAACAGCATCGGGCGGCCTTCGAGATCGCCCCTCAGCCGAGCACGGACCTGATCCCAGCCACCCATGCGCTTGTCGCGGGTGGTGCGGGTGTTATCGGCGCGCCTGAAGATCGCGCCATTGCGGATCAACGTCTCGGCGACACTAGGACCGCTTGTGACCGCGAAACTCGATGGGTCCAAAACCCCGTAGCTGATCCGCTCCCTGACCCCCGCGCCGTTGGTTTCGCGGTCGACAATGCCCCTTGCCACCGCCTCGGCGGGCAGCTTGAGGCCGTCGTCGGGAGCGCCGGGGCGCATGCCGTACCATTCGCGGTAGCGGACGATGGCGTTGCGCGGCAACAGCCTGCCGTCATGTTCCATGTCGTCCTGCACCACCGTCCACCAGCCGACCGAGAACGGCTTCGCCGAGCCCCAGTCCATGGAGCGGAAGCGGGTCCACCAGTTGGGAATGGTGAAGGCTTGGATGACATGGCGCGGATAGGAGAATTCGGGGAAGAAGGCTCCCTCGATGACGTTCCAGTCGCCCTCCAGCCACGCCCGCACCAGCTCCGGGGTGCCGGAAGCGCGGAGCTTGGCGACATAGCCGGGATCGCGGTCCAACAGCTTCGGGTTGTCGGCCAGCCGCGACGGGATGAAGACGCGGGTCAGCCCGTGCTCGTCGGTCTGCACCGTGTAGGGGCCGCCGTCGATGGCCCACGCCTTGACCCAGTGGTGGCCGGGGCCGCCGGGATTACAGGTGGCGCGGAACTGGCACGGCACGCCGCTCGGGCTGCGCAAGGTGGCCAACAGCTTGAAGATGCCCTGCGGCTGCGCGTACTGGGTCAGCTCCTCGACATAGACGCGGGTCAGCGACCAGCCCTGATAGTTCATGGCGTCCTGATCGCTTTCGAGGTAGGCGCATTGCAGCCGCGCCCCGTTGGCCATCTGGAAGTAGCCGTTGCGCTCCTTCCATGTGGCGGCGGGGCCGTACATGGCCATGCCTTCCTGAATGGTGTCCTTGAGGTCCTCGCGGGTCTTGCGGACCATCAGCCCCTTGGCTTCGGGGCCGTAATCCTCGGAATGTATCCACCACTCGCCCAAGGTGGCGTAGGTCTTGCCGCCGCCGCGCGCGCCGCCGAAGACGACGATGTCGGCGGGGCAGTCGCAGAACGCCTCCTGCGGGCCCGGCTGCGGCACGAAGCCCAGCTCGACCTCGGCGCGGGCGTTCACGACGGTTCTTCCTGCTTGGGGGCGAACTTCTGCTTCCACTCCTCGAGCGAAATCTTGCGGTCCTCGGTCGGTCGCCGCGACGGCTTCCTGAGCGTGGCGTCGATCTCCGCCTTGTCGATGACGAAGCCGAGCAGCTTGGCCTTGAGGCCGACCGCGCCGACCACCGCTCCGGCCTGACGGCTGCGGTGGCCGAGCTTGATGGCGGCGTCGACCTCCTTGAGGATGTCAGCCAAGGTGATCTTGGCGTCCTTGGCGGCCTCCAGTTGCAGCTCGGCGATGCGGCCCCGGACTTCCTTGTTGCGCTTCAGCTTGGCGGCGTCGGAGCGGATGTTCTTGCTGTCGGGCGCTTCGCCCTTGCGCTGATATCCGGCGGCGACGAAGGCGGCATGCTGCGACAGGCCCGAGACGAGCCCCTGTGCGAATTTTTCCCATCTCGGGTTTGTGAGAACCGGCATTGGCGCAGCCGAAGTAAACGCGGTTGCCAATTTGTACGCCGATTTGCCGGAAAAACAAAACGCCGCTTGATTGGCGGCGGATTGGCAGCCGGTTAGCCGCCTCAGAAAGCCGCTTGACCAAGTAAGCCGTGCTACACTACTTTAGTCTCAGGTAGCCCAGAGTGCGCAATTCCCCACAATGGGCGGTCCACCGCGCGGTTGGGTATTGCGCGGCAACGAAGGTGCAAGGGTGAAAGGGTGACAGAGCGGGCCCCGGTCCGAGGGCTGCCGTCACCCTTTTGCGTGACAGGATGCGGCATGGACTACATTGTGTATGGCTATCTGGACGGACGCTGGACGGTGCTGCTGTCGACGGGCGACCTCGATCATGCAAAGGCCTTCCGACAAGGGATCAAGGGGGTCAAAACCAAGATCGAGGAACGAGGGAACGACAATGACCGACAGCGAGCGCAGGCAGCACATCGACGACCTCAATGAGGTGGTCAAACATCTCGAATTCCGCATCCACATGGGGCGCGCGGTGATCACCCGGCTGCGAACCGAATTCCTGCTGGTCAACGCCATCTGCCTGCTGTTGGGAACGCTGATCGGCGGCTTCATCTGCCACATGGTCGACTGCCCGCATGGCTGGTGGGGGCCGCACTGATGCGCCACAGCATCCACCACCATTACGACCAGTTGACCGACAAGGAGCGGCGCTTCGTCGACGACGTGTTCAGCATGGGGCGCGGCGCGGCGATGGCCGAGCTTGCCGATTACTGGGGCGTGCCGCTGAAGGGCGACGACACCGTCGAGCGGGCCGTCGACGCGCTGGCCCGCGCCGTCATCGAGAGTAGGGAGGAAGCGAAAAAATGATCTGTTCGATCTGCAAGCAGCCGATCCCGGTCAAGGGCACTTGGGCCGAAGGCAACAATGCCGAGCCGGTGGTGAAGAAGGGCCGCTGCTGCGACGACTGCGACTGGAAGGTAGTCATCCCGGCGCGGCTCCGGCTGCTCAAGGCGGAGCGGCAGGGGCGGCGGGGAAAGTCGAAGGACAGCGCCTGATGGGCTACGTCTTCGCCATGGGACCCTGCCTGCGCTGCGGGCGGGTGTTCTCGTTCAATCCGCACCGGGTGCCGTCGATCCGCGTCAACGGCGAGCGCGAGCCGGTCTGCCGCCCCTGCTACGAACATCTGGCGCGGCTCCAGCAGGCGGCAGGCATGAAAGTGCTGGAACTGCCGCACGACGCCTACGAGCCGCTGCCGGAGGAGGAGCTGTGAAGACCAACGAGCTGCGCCGCCGCAGGCGGTTCATGACCAAGCTGCTGATGCCCTATCTCTACGTCGCCGCGCGCACCCCGGACAAAGAGGCCGCCGCCGCGATCAGGGGGCTGTGCCAGATGCTGACGCACGCCTCCAATGCGATGATCGATGCCGACATGGACCGCCCGATGGACCCCGAAGACGAGGCGTTTCTCGATGCGGCCATCGCGGCGCTCGGCGACGACGACAAGCTGGCGGCGCTGAGGACCGCGAGGGAAAAGAAATGAGCATCAATCCCGACACCGTCGCCGATCTGCAAGCCGAGTGCGAGGCGCTGCGCGAGGACAACGCGCTGCTGGTCAGGGAGAACGAGCGGCTGCTGGAGATCATCGCCCAGCTGCTCGACAACA